ATGAGCAGCGCACCGAACACCCGCCGTCACCGCGCGAGCGAGAACCCCGACGGGCTGCCCGTCCCCGACCTGGTCGCCGCCTACTACCGGACCCCCGCCCGGGACCGCCGGCAGCCGGCGGCGACGTCGTGACCGGCACCCGGGTGTTCCCCCAGGTCACGCCGCCGCCGGTGCAGCGGTACGGCGTCAGCCGTCCCGCCCGCCCGACCTGCGCCCGCACCACGGCGTGCGTGTTCACCCCGGGGCACGGCGGCACCTGCCTGACCGGCCCCCAGCGCCCGCAGGTGTGCCGGTGAGCGCCGTGCTGGTGGCGATCGCCGTGGTCGTCGTCCACATCGGAGGGCTGTTCCTGCTCGGCGCCGCGGCCGCGATCCTGCTCGACCGGAGGCGGTCCCGGTGACCGCCCCGCTGCCCAACGAGTGGCGGGACACGGTGCGGCTGGACGTCGCCCTGCTGGACCCCCGCCGGCTGGCGCCGCACCCGCGGAACGTCCGCGACGACCTGGGCGACCTCGCCGGCCTGGCGGAGTCCATCGCCGCGCAGGGCGTGATCGAGCCGCTGACGGTCATCCAGCTCGACGACGGCAGCTTCCAGCTGGTCGCCGGGCACCGCCGGGCCGCCGCGGCGATCGCCGCCGGCGTCGACCAGGTGCCCTGCGTCATCCGCCGCGACCTGTCGGTCGACGCGGCCACCGACCTGGTGCAGGCCGGGCACGTCGGCACGATGCTCGCCGAGAACCTGCAGCGCGTCGGTCTCACCGTGGTGGAGGAGGCCCACGGCGTCCAGACCATGCTCGACCTGGGCCTGGACCTCAGCGCGGTGGCCACTCGCACCGGGCTGGACCGCAAGCGGGTGGCCAAGGCTGCCGGCGTCGCCCGGCTGGCGCCGGGTGCGGCGGCAGCGGTGGCCACCGCGGGGCTGACCCTGGACCAGGCGGCGGTCGTCGCTGCCTTCCAGGGCCACGACGGCATCGTCGAGCGGCTAGTCGTGGCGGCGGGGGAGGGCCCGGGCCGCTTCGCACACGCGGTGACCCGGGTCGGCCAGGAAGTCGCGGCCGCGCAGCGCCTCGACGAGCGTCGCGCCGAGCTCGAGGCAGCCGGCCACCGGGTGATCGTTGGCGGGGAGGCGCCGTCCGCCAGCTTCACGGTGCTGTCCGGGCTGCTGCAGGACGGCGAGGTCCTCCGCGCCGAGACACACGCCAACTGCCCGGGCGCGGCCGTGCTGCTGCAGGTCGCCACCTGGAACGGCGACGTCGCCGAGGACCCGGTCTGCACCGACCCCGCCGGCAACGGCCACACCGGCCGATGGGTCAACGACCCGTCAACGAAGGCGCCCGGAGCGTCGATGTCGGACGAGGAGCTGGAGCGGCAGCGCGCCGAGCGCCGCGAGGTCCTCTCCAACAACCGGGCGATGGAGGCCGCGAGCACCACCCGCCGCGCCTGGGTGCGGGAGTACCTGGCCCGCCGGACCGCGCCGAAGGAGGTGCTGCGCTTCGCCGTCGAGGCGTTCGCGAAGTACCCGGAGGAGCTGCACTCCTGGCTGTCGGGGATGGGCACCCAGGAGGGCGCGGCCGCGGTGGGGGAGCTCGGGCTGGTCCGCCCGGCCCGCTGGATGCCGACGGACGTCAGCCTCACCAGCGGCGAGCACGTCGTCGACGGCCGGCTGCCGCTGCAGCTGCTCGCCCACGTCGCCGCGGCGGTCGAGGCAGCCACCCCCCGTGACGCCTGGCGCAGCACCGGCCACGAGCGTGACCGCCTGACCACCTGGCTGACCTTCCTCGTCGGCCAGGGCTACTCCCTCGCCGACATCGAGCAGCAGATCGTCGACGGCGCCGGGACGGCACCGTGACCGCTCTGCTAGCCGTGGCCCTGCTGCCGCTGTGGACCGCGTCCGCGGCCGGGCTCGCCCTCGGCGTGGCCGTGCACTGGCTGACCGGGGGGTTCCGGTGACCGACGACGACGTCGTCCAGGTACCGGGTCAGCTGCTGTTGTTCCCGGAGCCGGCCCTGCAGCTGCCCGGCACTCCGCCGCCGGCACCGCGGACCTCGGCCGACCGCCGACGCACCCAGCGCCAGCGTGAGCGGGTCGCGCGGGGCATCCACCCGCTGACCGGCGGCCGCACCTTCCCCTCGGCGGGCACCTGCGGCGACTGCCCGAACCGTCGTCCGCAGGACGGCGAGCGCTCCTGGCCGAAGTGCGGACTCTGGCCCGTCACCGGCGGCCCGGCCACCGACTGCCGCGCCTGGTGGCCGGCCTGCGCCCGCCACCCCAACGTCCAGACGGGAGCCCAGGCGTGAGGACCACGATCGGCGCCACCCGCGCCGGCGACCAGCTGATCGCCGCGGGCTGCACCGCCTGTGGGCACACCTTCTCCGCGGTCACCGACGACCAGCGGGCCACCGTGCACCACCGCTGTCCCACGCAGGCGTCGGGGCCGACCTGGGTGCTGGTGGAGCCGTCGGGCCGGCTACCGACCGTCGAGCGGCCGCCCGGCGCCCGGTTGAAGTCGGCGAGCCGATGAGCCGGCCGGCCGTGCTGGCTAGCGGCCGTCGCCTGGCCGACGTCGCCCGTCCGGCTGGCGGGCGCCCGCTGACACGTCACGTGTGCTTCCAGCCGGTCGGGTGGGCCCTGGCCGAGCCCACCGCCCACCTGCTGATCGCGGCGCTGGCCACCGAGGTCGGGCCGGCCCGCGTCGGCGGCGTGGTCGTCGAGGCCTGGCACAACCACGAGGACGCGGCGGCCGCGCTGCGTCACCCGCGCTTCGCCCATCTGTCGGCAGAGCGGCTCACCATCACCCTGGCCGGCTACGACGCCGCGCTGGCCACGCTGGGGCACGCCGTCCTGCTCATCGCCCACTGCCTCGTCCTGTGGCCTCAGACCGAGTCCACGAGGAGATGGCCGCAGTCATGAGCTGGACCCCACCGAACGAGTGCCCCCGCTGCCGCGCCGAGGTCATCTGGGGCTGGACCGAGGCCGGCAAGCGCATGCCGCTGGACCCGGCCAGGTACGCCCGGGACGACGAGACCGCCAGCGCCGCGGTCTACACCGACCACCTGCAGCGGGTGCGGGTGCGCATCGTGCGCGCCGACCGGCCCCTGGAGGGCTTCGAGCACCGCGGCATGCCGCACTTCGCCACCTGCCGCGTCGAGATCGCCGAGCGCGCCGCCAAGGCCGCCTCCCGCGCCTCCCATCCGTCCTCGCGCGCACGACGGCAGGTGACCCCGGCCGCCGTCGACGAGCTCACCACCCGCCGCCGCCTCAGATCCGGAACAGGTGCACCACCATGACCACCGTCGACTTCCCCGACGAACCGGCCGGGCTGCCCGCTGCCCTGGCCGCCGTGTCCGCGTTGCCGCTGCTCGAGCTCCCGGACGGCCCGCAGGCGCCGTACTTCGACGGCACCCAACTGTGCGCGCAGGTCGACCCGGAGCTGTTCTTCCCCGACTCGGGCGGCTCGGTGCAGGCCGCCAAGCGGCTGTGCGGCGGGTGCGAGTTCCTGAACCCGTGCCGCCGGTACGCCATGACCGCCTGGGTCGCCGGCTACCCGGTGGGGGGAGTCTGGGGCGGCACCAGCGCCAACGACCGCCAGCACTTCCGCCGGGCGGCGGCCGCGGCCGGATCCGGCCGGCTCGACATCGACGCCGTCCCGGACGAGGTCCTCGTCGACGAGGACCTGGCCTCGTGAGCGTCGCCTGCCAGAACTGGGTCTGGAAGTACTCGAAGACCACGGGCAACGACCGGCTGCTGCTGCTGGCCATCGCGGACTGCGCCGATGACGAGGGGGACAACGCCTGGCCCTCGGTCGAGACGCTGGCGGACAAGGCGACGTGCTCGGAGCGCACGGTCCAGCGCCGGATCCAGGTCCTGGAGGAGACCGGGTGCCTCACCGTGCTGCGCGGCGCCGGCCGCAACGGCACGCACCGTTACCGAGTGCACATGGACGCAGGCGCAGCGAAGCCACCGAAGACGCCCCGCCCCCGACGTCCGGTGCGGGAGAAGCCTGTGGACAACCCGCAGGGGGGTGACAAGTTGTCACCCCCGGAACCGGCCCCCGAGGGGGGTGACAAGTTGTCACCCGGGGTGACACAGCTGTGTCGCTCAAGGGGTGACACCCAGGTGTCACCCGAACGTCCTGAACGTCCAAGTACCCCCCAACCCCCCAGACGAGCTGGGGGGCGGAGATGTCCCCACGGGAAGACCGCCGGCTGCCGGCCGTGCGGCACCAGCCCACGCGCTGAGCGCCGGGCCGCGGCGGCGGCCGTCGACGTCGAGCTCGCCCAGCTGCAGATGCGCCGGGACGCGGTCGGGTGGTGCGGGGCGTACCGCTGCAACCGCACCAGTCGCCTGGTCTTCGACGGCGACACTGGGGCGACCACCAAGTGCGTGGACTGCCACCCCGACCTGGTCGTCGGCCCGCTACCCAGCGCGCCGACGGCGTCAGTGCCGGCGCGCTTGCCCGGCATCCGCCTGGCCCGGGCAGCGCCGGCCTTCTGAGCCGCTGTCCAGCCCAGCTCATCCCCGATCGCGACAGGAGCAACCTCGATGAGCGCACCCACACCCGCCCCAGCCGCAGGGTCCGGTGGGCCGGACCCTGCACCCACCGGCTCGGACGCCGTCGACCAGGTCCGCGCGGTCATCCAGGACATGCGCGCCCACCTGGCCGACGCTGGCGAGGACCTCGACCTGCCCGAGGTGCGGTTCGTCGCCGCGGCGGTCCGGCTGATCGAGCTCGTCGCCGACGACGACGCCGCCGGCGTCGAGGCGATGAACGCCCGCACCCAGGAGCGCGCCGATCGGATCGGCGGGGACGGGCACACCTGGGTCATGCACCGCCGGGAGTGGGCCGTCGCACAGGAGGCCGCGGCGGCCTGGCGGGACGGCGACCGTGGCTGACCGCAGCACGGTGAGCCCGTCGGCGTTCGTGGCCGAATTCGTCGAGCGGTTCGCCATCTCAGTGCCGGCCCGGCCGGCCAACCCCGGCACGCAGCTGGCCGAGACCCGGCAGCAGCTGCTCGAGCAGGCCGTCGCGGAGCTCCGCCGGGCGACCGACCCGTGGGACTACCCGTCCGGGACCGCGCCCGCCGTCGACGTCGCCGCAGTCGCCCGCGACCTGGCCGACGTCGTGCTGACCGCCTTCGGCACCGCCGCGGCCTACGGCATCGACCTCGACCCCGTGCTCGCCGAGGTGCACCGGGCCACCCTCACCCAGCGGCACGCCAACGCCCACGGTCACGCCCGGCACGGCAGCGAGTACTCCGCACCCGACGTCGCCGCGGTGCTCGCCCGCCAGCACGACGGCAGCCAGCCCGGCGACCGGGCCTGGTGGGTCAGCCACATCCTCGACGCGATAGCCGACGGAGACGAGGACCCCGCAGCGCTCGAAGGCCTCGAAGCGCTCGCCGCCGGCTGGCTCGTCCAGCCGACCGACGACCTCGCCGGCTGGGCACCGTGGGCCCTCATCACCAGCGGCGCCGGCCACGTCGTCTGGCGGCACGTAGCCGACCTCAGTGACCTGCGGGACCTGAGGGACAGCCGGGTCGACGCCCTGTAGCAACCTGCCACACCCACAGCTCCGAACAGGCGTTCGACGCCGTAGTACCCGCGCCCACCGACCTGGTTTCGTCACACCTTGTGACCGCCGATGTGCAGCCTGTGCAGCCGAACCGGGCACAGCTCAGCACATCGCCAGGTCGCACGGCGCACCGGCGCCCCGTCGGAGGAGACACGATGAGCACGTCCCGCACGAGCAAGCTGGCCCAGGCCGCCTCCACCGCGCTCGCCCACGCCAGCGCCAAGCTCGCCGGCGAGCCCAACGTCGTCCAGGAGATCGCGGCCGAGGCCGAGGTCCCCAACCCGCCTCGGGTGTCCGAAGCGCGGGCCGCCGACCTGCGCAGCGCGTACCTGGCCGCCAAGGAGGCGATGGACGCCGCCAAGGGCGACATCCTGGCCGAGATGGGCACTTCCGACGTCCTGCTCATCGCCGAGACCGGCGCATTGCTGGCCGAGAACGTGCTCACGCCGTCCTCGGTCTTCGACAAGACCCGCTTCCGGGCCGATCACCCCGAGCTGCCGTTGGACGACTACATGAAGCCGCGGAACCAGCGCCGCTTCAAGGTCCTGACGTGAGCACGCCCGACGACAGCGCCGGCGTCCCCACCGGCGACCTGTGGCGCTGGGTTGACCGGCTCACCCTCCCCCGCCGGCACCGCCTCACCCGCTCCGTGCCCGGCGGCAAGTCCTGGATCGAGTACCACGACATCGACAGCCTGTTCGACCAGCTGGTCGAGCAGCAGGGCACCACCAGCTCCGGCAGCAGCACCCGAGGCAAGGGCTCCGGCTCCCGCGCCCCGCTGGACCTGGCCACCACCGCGCTGCTCGCCGAGCTCGCCACCACCACCGTCGACGCCCTCCTCGCCCACGGCGACCAGCCCCGCCGACGCACCGCGCACATCGGCCCCGGCGGGCTCATCCCCGTGCAGCTGCTCGACACCCCGGCCTCGCTGCGCGCACTGGCCGTCCACGTCGTCGGCACCGGCGACGCCGACCTCATTGACTGGTGGGCCGACAAGCTGTGCACCTGGGTGCTGCGCGCCGAGGAGTGCCTCGACCTCGAGGCCGAGGACAACGTCACCAGCTGCCCCGTCCGGAACGTCGCCTGCCCCGGCTGCGGCATCGACCACGTCCTGGTCGACCGCGACGGCGAAGACGTCCGCCAGCCCGCGCTGACCATCGCCTTCCGCGACGGCCAGGTCCTGCACGTCACCTGCCGGCACTGCCTGGCCAGCTGGTGGCGCGGCGAAGGCATGGCCACCTTCGACGACGCCCTGCAGGAGCCCGCGGCCGCGGTCACCGCGACCCCGGTCCCGGCAGGGCTCATCCCCTCCCCCCGCGTCGCCAGCGACGACGCCCACCTGGTGCGCGCGTGAGGTGCCCTGGTTCACCTGGTTGCTCACGGAGAGCTGGCGACCTCCGTGGGCGCGGGACGGTGGGTCCGGGTGGCGGCGCGGGCCTTCGCTGTCGAGGTGGGGTCGCCCAGGTCGCGCCGTCGCCTGTGTGGCAGCCACCGCCACTGCCGCCGCTGCGGTTCCTGTAGTTCGCGGCGCAGCTGGTCCGTCACGTCCCTGACTCTGGCGACGAAGGCGGCGTTGGCCTCTTGCCTCTTCGGCTGAGTCTCGGCCTCATTGAGGTCGACGAGCGCGTCCCATACGAGCTCACTGAGCCGAATCGCCTCGGCGGATGAGGTGATCTGCGTGGAGAAGAGAGCTACCTCTGCCTCGTGCACGATCTCGACGCGCTCGGGACTGGGGCGCGGACGTCTGAACTCGCGGCTGCAGCGGTTGGCCGCCGCCAGGAAGTTGACGGCGTCGTCGTGGCGACGGTCGAGCAGCCAGCGGCGGTCGGTGCTCGCCCGCCGGAATCGCTCGAGTGCGAGCCCCGCGAGCAGGCCGAGGACGCCGGCGACGAGAGCAGCGAGCAGGCTCATGGGTAGGTCAGCACCTCAGTCGGCCGGCGAGCGGCCGCGCGGGCCTCTACCGCGGCCCGCGGCAGCACCCAGGTGTCGCCCACCTTGGTGGCCTCGAGCTGGCCGCCGCTGGCCAGCTGCAGCGCCCGCTGCCGGGTGACACCGAGGACCTCGGCGGCCTGGGTGACCGAGAGCAGCTCCGGCACGGGGGTGCTCGCGATGCGCTCGTGGAAGTCGCCGGCGGGCAGCACCTCCAACGCGTAGGGGCTGTGCCCGGTGGCGAGGACGACGGACAGCGCGGTGATGACGGCCTGGCGCAGGGTCTCGGCCGGGACGGTGAAGATCAGCTCCACGCGGCCGCCGTGCACCGCCCGGGCGACGGTGCCGTGGTACTCCGCGACGACGTCCATCAGGACGTCGATCGCGGACTCGTCGAAGTCGCGCGAGTCGAGCTCGACCCGCGCGTTGTAGTCGGTGGTCATGCGCTGGCTCCCTGGCGTGGGCGGTGGGGGAGCGGGGAACATGGAGCCGGGTCCCGGGACCGGGGGCACTTTGCCTGCCCCCGGCCCCGGTTCTCCGCTAGCTGGGCCAGCGGAACCCGGCGCGCCGTAGCGGCGCCAGGGCGTTGTCCAGACCGGTACCGGCCTTGAAGCGACGCGGGATCGACGCGACCCAGTCCCCGTCGCGGTTGACCACCTGCAGGCGACCGCTCTTGGTCTCGACCACGTCGAATCCCTGCTCGATCAGGGCCTTGACGATCTGGCTAACGACCTTGTCCATGTTCACCCCCTCTCCTTCCTCTCCGGCTCTCTGCCGGACAAGAAGAACGATACCGGTAGACTTGTCACATGACAAGTACGCGAAAGGGTGAGCGTGTCGCCGTCGCCGGGCGCTCGTCGCCTACCGTCGTCCCGGTGAACCGGCAGCGCGTCCCGGCCGCTCGCCTGGCAGCGGAACTCGCGAAGGTGACCGACCGGCGGGAGCCGGCCGTCCCGGTCGAGGTCTGGCTGGGGATCGACGCGCGCTGGTGGGACGGCGAGCTGCACGGCTGGGCACCGAACCCGCACGGCGCCGACGGCAGCCTGCGCGGGCTGGTGATCGCCCCTCGCGAGTACTCGCCCGGCTTCTGGTCCGAGTACATCGGCTGGGTCACCCCCGATCGCCTGCGCCAGCGCTGAGCTCGCCTGCCAGGATCGGATCGTGGCAGGCGACCGGACGCAGAGCGTCATCGACGCGATCGACGGCGCGTTGGACGATTGGACGGTCTCCGGCGACGCCATGCGCTGGACCCCGGAGCCAACCCAGCCGCCGTCCTCGCCTCGAGTGGAGTCGATGGCGGTGTCGTTCGCCCCGCTGCGCCAGCCTCGGCAGAACGGCCGCGGGTCGATGCACACCACCAGCCCGGTCTACTTCGAGTGGTCCGCCGGCCTGCCGCCGATGACGCCGTGGCAGCGGCAGGTCGCCGACGTCGTCCTCCAGCCTGACCGGGCTGGGGACATGACCCCGCTGGTCGCCATCACCCTGCCCCGACGCTTCGGGCGGAGCTCACTGATGGCCGCGCTGGCCCACACGCACGTCCAGGCGATGCGGGATGTAGCCGAGCGGCTCGGCCGCAGCATGGCCGCGTCCGCCGACGAGGTCGAGCAGCTGCTGGTCACGCTGGGCGACCTCGGACCGCCGGTGCACGACCAGCCGGACGAGGAGGACCCGCGGGCCCGGGCACTGAGGCTCCGCCGGCAGCGCGGCACCGGCCCGGGCCGGGTGCTGGCCGGCCAGCAGAAGCGGCCCCGCTCGCTGGCGTGAGCGGGGCTGGTGCCGTTGCTGGCGTGACGCAACGGCACCATCGAGGCAGGAGAGGCGCCGAGGTGAGCTGCAGCGTGCGTTCGGGCTGCTGAGCTGTGTAGCTTCGCCCCCGTCGCGGTGACGCATGCCTTGAGGCAGGTGGTCATGACCGCGGCCCCCCGCTCTCCTGGCCGGTCCGGCCACGCCTGGCGCCTCCTGGTCGCCCACGTCCGCCGCCAGGTCGAGCGCTACGGCCTCCCGTGTGCCTGGTGCTTCGAGCCGATCGACCTCGAGCTGGCCTGGCCGGATCCGCGCAGCTTCAGCGTCGACCACCTCATCGCCCTGGACAACGGCGGTGACCCGCTGGACCCGGGCAACGCGGTGCCGATGCACCTGGGCTGCAACAGCTCGAAGGGCACGCGGCCGCTGTCGGCCCGGCCCGCCCCCCTGAACACCGACCGCGCCTGGTGACGTCACCTGGGTGCGTTCGGCTCTGACCGTGTCACCCGGCCCGCAGGCCAATGCGAGCTCGCAGCCATCCGAGACGACCTTGAGCCCCGATGTGGGAAGCAGCTCGGCGATCGGCATGCGCAGCACGTGGGCCCCGTAGCGGGCCGGGTGGCACGCCCCTTCTGCACAGCGAGGAGGCCGCCGTGGCTGCTGCCATCCCCGTGCCCCGCCGTCCGGTCGACGCCGCGACCACCTGCGCCCGGCACCCGCGGTACTTCCTCGCCAGCTGCGACGCCTGCCAGGCCGCGCACACCGCCCGGCTCGCGAACAGTGGCCGCGGCTGATGGACGGCCTCGACGTCGCGGTCTGGGTCGTGCTCGCCATCGTGGCCTTGCTGCTCGTCGTCCTCATCGAGCCGCAGTAGCCGCCGTCCCGGTTCAAGATCACCCGCCGCGCCCCTGAGTTGATCTTTAGGGGGCGGCGGGGGCGGGGACCCGCTCCCGGTCGACCTTTCTCCCCCCGGCGCCCCACGTGATGGGGCGATGGGGCGACCCAGGCGCTGGGGGAGGGGAGCGGGGGGCATGGCGAAGGCCTGCGAGCGCGGCCGTTGCCCGGCACGCGCCGACGTCGACGACTGGAACGAGACCGAGTACCGCAAGAAGTGCCGCGCCACCCCGTGCCGCACCGCGCACACCCTGGCCGCCCAGCGGTCCAAGGCGAAGAAGGCCACCGCGGCCGCGGCCGCAGCCTGCGCCGTCGTCGTCCAGCTGGCTGACCGCGCCGGCCTCGCCGCCGCGGTGACGCCGCCCGTGGCCCCGGCCGCGGCTGCCACCTGGGACGCCTTCGACGTCGTCGGCGCCGTGCGCGCCGACCTGGACGCCATCAAGGCCACCCACCCGATGCACCGGTCCCTGTCGGCGATCGCCATGACGCTGGCCAACCAGCTGCAGATGGCCGCCGGAGCCATCACGCCCTCGGCCCGCGGCGCCGCCGCGCAGCTGCAGGCCATCCTCGCCGACCTCGCGCCGGCCAAGGACGAGGACGAGGAGCTGACCGCCTTCCTGGCCAGCCTCGTCGACGACGACGATGACGACGACCTCGCCAGCCAGCCGGCCGGCTGACTGCCTGCCCCGCTTCGGCACACCCCGCGACCCGTCCCGCAAGACGCTCGGCAAGCGCTGGGCCAAGGTCGCCCGAGGCCTGGGCAAGCCGTTCATGCCGTGGCAGCGCCACGTCGCCGACGTCGCCGGCGAGATCGACCCCGAGACCGGCGAGCTCTACTACGGCGAGATCGTCGTCACCGTCCCCCGCCAGTCGGGCAAGACGACGCTGATCCTCCCGGTCAACGTCGAGCGCTGCATCGTGCCCCGGGCCCAGGGGCCCCAGCGGGTCGTCTACTCGGCGCAGACCCGCAACGACGCCCGGAAGAAGCTCATCGAGGAGCACCTCCCGATCCTCGAGGGCACGCCGCTGCGCGGGCTCATGTCCGGCAAGCCCCGGACGACCAACGGCAGCGAGTCGATCCTGTGGCGCAACAAGTCCCGCATGGGCCTGATGGCCACGACCAAGAAGTCCGGCCACGGCCCGACCATCGACGTCACCACGCTCGACGAGTTCTTCGCCCAGGTCGACGACCGCATGGAGCAGGCCGTCCGCCCGTCGATGATCACCCGGCGCGGATCGCAGCTGTGGGTCGTCTCCACCGCCGGCGACCCGACGTCGTTCCCGCTGCGCCGCAAGGTCGACCGCGGCCGCGAGCGCACCGAGGCCGGCCAGCACGGCCGGGTCGCCTACTTCGAGTACTCCGCCCCCGACGACGCCGATCCGAGCGACCCGGCCACCTGGTGGTCGTGCATGCCGGCGCTGGGCCACACCATCACCGAGGCCGACGTCGCCGTCGAGCGCGAGGGCATGGAGGACGACGAGTTCCGCCGGGCCTTCCTCAACCAGTGGCGCGACGGCATGGTCGCCATCCAGGTCATCCCAGCCGAGGACTGGACGGCCTGCGCCGACCCCGGTGGCGAGGTCGGGCCCGACGGCAAGGTCAGCGCCGGCGCCCGCCCGGACGGCCGGGTCGCCTTCGCCGTCCACGTCGCGGCCGACTCCTCGGCCGCCTCGATCGCCGTCGCCGGCCGCACCGCCGACGGCAACCCCACCGCACAGGTCATCGAGCACCGGCCGGGCACCAGCTGGGTCATCGAGCGCCTGGTCGACCTGCAGCAGCGGTGGCAGCCGCTGGCGATCGCCTTCAACCCCGTCAGCCAGACCGGGGCGCTGCTCAACGAGATGATCGCCGCCAAGCTCGAACCGCTGATCGCCGCCCAGGCCCGCGACTACGCCGCGGCGTGCGGCGCGCTCTACAACGCCGCGACCTACCAGCCCTCCGAAGGTGGCGTGCTGCTCCCGCCGGCGTTCCGGCACCGCAACCAGCCCCAGCTCAACGCCGCGCTGGCCGGCGCCGGCAAGCGCCGCCTCGGCGACGCCTGGGCCTGGGAAGAGCGCGGCGCCCTCGTCGACCTCTCCCCGCTGATCGCCGTGACCCTGGCCAGCTGGGCCCACGACCGCGAGGCCATCCACGACATCGACCTGCTCCAGACCATCTGGTGAGAGGAGACCCGCCATGACCGTGTCCCGTATCGGCCTGCGCCGCCGCGCGGCCGCCGCCGCCATCGCCGCCGCGGCCCCGGTGGGCCGCCTCGTCCGGGGCCTGCCCGGCCTGGCCGCCATGGCCTGCGCCGTTGCCGGCGTCGGCGTGCTGCTCGGCTACGGCGCCGCGCTCATCGCCGCCGTGCCGTTCCTGCTGGCGCTCGACCACCGGGCCGGCTGATGGGCCTGTTCACCGGCAGCCGGGCGCAGCGCTCCGCCGGCCTGCCCGCCGCCATCGACGTCGCGGTCGGCGGCCGCCGCAACGCCGCCGGCGGCTCCCCGGTCCCCGTCGGCTGGTCCGGTGCCCAGGCCATTCCCGCCGCCCTGGACGCCGTCCGGCTGCGCCACGACCTGATCGCCACCATGCCGGTCCAGGTGTTCCGGGAGACCAAGTCCGGCACCGAGCGGATCGACACCCCCGACGTGCTCCGCCGCCCGGACGCCGCCGGGGCTCCGGGCAGCCTCGGCATCATCAGCTGGCTCGCTGCCAGCCAGAAGAGCCTGGACCTGCGCGGCAACGCCTACGGGATCATCCTCGACCGGGACGGCCGCGGCCGGCCGACCCAGATCGAGCTGCAGCACCCCGACACCGTCCGCCCGGTCATCGACCGCGCCGGCCGGCTGCTCTACAACATCGGCGGGAAGCCGTACGAGCCCCGCGAGATCTGGCACGAGCGCTGCAACGACGAGCCCGGCTCCCCGGTGGGCATGTCTCCGATCGCGGTGGCCGCCCGATCCCTGGGCATCCAGCTGGCCGCCGAGCAGTTCGGCGCGGACTTCTTCCGCGACGGCGCGCACCCCACGGCGATGCTGACCAACGACAAGGCCAGCCAGGTCGACGAGGCCACCGCGGGGATCGTCAAGCAGCGCTTCCTCGCCGCGGTCAACGGCAACCGGGAGCCGGTCGTCCTGGCCGGCGGCTGGGACTACAAGCAGCTGTCGATCGCCCCGAACGAGTCCCAGTTCCTGGAGACCCTGCAGGACGGCGTCAACCAGGTCGCCCGGATCTTCAACGTGCACGCCGAGATGATCGGCGGCGGTGGGTCCGGGTCCTCGCTGACCTACGCCAACCGCTCCGACCGCGTGCTGGACTTCCTGGCCTACCGGCTCGGCCCGACGATCGTGCGCCGCGAGGCTGCGCTGACCCAGCTGGTCGGGCCCGGAGAGTTCGTGAAGCTCAACCGCGGCGCGCTGCTGGCCACCGACCTGCTCACCCGGTATCGCAGCTACGAGATCGGGCTGCGCAACGGCTTCCTGTCCTTCGACGAGCCCCGCGACCTCGAGGACCGGCCCCCGCTCACCCCCGAGCAGATCGCCGCGCTCAAGGACGCCGGCCTGCTCGGCAAGCCCGCGGCCGCCCCCGCCCCGACCACCGCCCCGGAGAACTGATGCCCGCCGCCCTGCTCAACGCCACCCAGGCCGCCGAGGCGCGCGCCGCCGCCGTCCGCACCCCGGCCGACCGGCCGACCGCCCGCCGCGGCGCAGCCGCCCCCGACGCCCCCGCCCTGGTGCGCATGCCGCTCACCCAGGTCGAGTTCCGCGCCGCCGGCGAGGGCAGCAACGAGCTGACCTTCGACGGCATCGCCTGCGCCTACGAGCGGTCCTACGACATGTGGGACATGTGGGGTCCCTACACCGAGGTCGTCTCCGCCGGCGCCGGCGCGCTCACCCTCTCCCGCTCCCCCGACGTCGCGTTCCTGCTCAACCACCGCGGCATGACCCTGGCCCGGACCAAGAGCGGCACCCTGACCCTGTCCGAGGAGGACGCCGGCCTGCGGTCGGTGGCCTCCCTGGACGCCCGGATCACCGACGTCCGCAACATCCAGGTCGCCGTCGAGCGCGGCGACCTCGACGAGATGTCCTTCGCCTTCCGGATCACCGCCGGCACCTGGTCCCCGGACTACAGCGAGTACCGGATCTCCGAGTACGACCTCGACCGCGGTGACGTCTCGATCGTGAACTTCGGGGCCAACCCGCACACCTCCGCGGCGCTGCGGTCCGGGCAGATCCTGGCCGGCCTGGCCGACCTCGACGACGAGGACCTCGAGCGGGCCGCGGCCGCACTGGACGCCCGCCGCAGCCTGCGTGCCGCCGGGGGAGCGGTGGCCGGGATGAGCCCGGCGGAGCTCACCGCGCTGCTCGCAGACTGCGCTCCGCACCCGCTGGCCGCCCGCTACAGCGCCTCCTGACCTGCGGCTAGGCGGATATCCACAGCCCCGGTTCCACCGGTCAGCGCGTCCCCTGAGGACGCGTCCGACCAGGCGGTGACACTCCGACCCGGTGACCCCGAGCAACCGTCCGACCGCTCAGAAGTGAGCGGTCGGCAGCGGCTCCGGACCCCCCGCCCCGCCTGACCCGCGCGGCGACCACACCGATCACGAGGAGAACCCGCTACATGAACCCGGAGCAGATCCGCGCAGCCATCCAGGCCGCACTCGAGCAGCGCAGCACCCACGAGCAGACCGTCGACACACTCCGGTCCGCCATCGGCAGCGGCGAGCCGACCCCCGAGCAGGCCACCCAGCTGCGGGAGGCCCGCGCCGCCGTCGCCGGCGTCGACGCCCAGCTCGACCAGCTGTCCGCCTCGCTGAACGACGCGCTGGACGAGGAGCGCCGCGAGGCCCGCGCCGCCCAGCTGCGCCGCGAGCTCGTCCCCGCAGGCGAGCGGCGCGCGGAGCGCCCCGCCGGGGGTGCGCACGTCACCAGCGAGGAGCGCACCTACACCCGCACGAAGTCCTCTCGCGGTGAGGCGAGCTACTTCGTCGACCAGTACCGCCTCCTGCAGGGCGACATGACCGCCCGGTCTCGCCTGGAGCGGCACGCCCAGGAGGCCCTCGTCGAGGGCGAGGGCATGAGCACGCGCGCGGCCTCCACCGGCAACTTCGCCGGCCTGGTCGTCCCGCAGTACCTCATCGACCTGGCCGCGCCGGTGCTGCGCACCGGCCGCCCGGTCGCCAACGCGGTGCAGGGCCTGCCGCTGCCCGAGCAGGGCATGACCCTGGTCATCCCCCGCGGCACCACCGGCGCCTCGGCGGCGTCGCAGAACGGCGAGAACACCAACGTCAGCAGCACCGACGAGCAGTGGACCGACCTGAACGTCCCGGTGCGCACGATCGCCGGGCAGCAGGACGTCTCCCGTCAGTCGTTGGAGCGGGGATCGCCGGGCATCGACGAGATGATCTACCTGGACCTGGCCGCGGCCTACCACTCCGAGGTCGACCGCCAGGTCATCAACGGCTCCGGCGTCGGCAACCAGATGCTCGGCATGCTGCAGACCGCCGGCCGGATCGCCTCTGCCGCCTACGGCGCGGTGATCACCCCCGGCGCGTACAACCGCAAGGTCGCCGGCGGCATCGCCAACATGGGCGGCAACACCCGTGTGCAGCCCGACCTGGTCGTCGCCCACCCCCGCCGCTGGGGCTGGCTCACCAGTGGTGAGGACTCCACCGGCCGGCCCCTGGTGGTGCCCGGCGTCGGCGGCCCGATGAACATCGTCGCGCTCAACGTCAACCCCGGCTCCTACGGCGCCTCCGGCGACGGAACCGAGACCGGCAGCTTCACCACCCAGGGCTCGATCCAGGGCCTGCCGCTGCTCACCGACGGGAACGTGCCCGACAACGTCGGCACCAACGTCGAGGACGCCTCGGTGGTCATCGACCGCAGCAACTGCCTGCTGTGGGAAGAGGGCAACGGCCAGCCCAAGCAGCTGCGCTTCGACCAGACGTCGGGCAACACCCTCACGGTCAAGCTCGTCATCTACGGCTACGCGGCCTTCACCTCCGGCCGCTACCCCAAGGCGGTCGCTCAGATCGGCGGCGCGGACACCGTCGCCGGCAACGGACAGGTCGCTCCGGCCTTCTGAGCGCCCTCGCTCACGCTGCAGGGGGCGCCCGGTCCACTCCTCCCGGGCGCCCCCTGCGCACCACCCCCTGACAGTCGATCACTCCACCCGGAGGCCTCCCGTGTCCGAGACCGCGCCCGTTCCGACGCTGGACGACAGCGTCGCGGAGAACTACCGGCAGCTGCAGGCCGAGACCGGCCGGAGCTGGACCGACATGGCCGAGCAGTTCGACCGGGACGCCGCCGCGCTGCCCGCCGAGCACGCCGCCCCCTACCGCTCGCTGGCCGCCTGGGCCCGCGCCCAAGAGCCGGCGGCCGAACCGGCCGCCCCCACGCCACCGCAGAAGCGGACCACGACGGACAAGCGGCCCACCCGGACCGCCTGAGTCACGCGCCGCGATCCGAACCGACACCAGTAGGGGAGGGGAGTGGCTGTGGCTCTCGCCCTGACCATCGGCGACCTCGCCGAGCACATGCAGCAGTCGGCACCGACCGAGCCGGCCAAGGTCGCCGAGATGCAGCGCATGCTCGACGCCGCGATCGAGCGGGTCACCTCCGAGTGCGGCACTGCGGCCGCGGGAACGGCGACCGTGCCGGCGCCCTCCTCCGGTGGGTCGATGCTGCTGCTGCCCGTCGTGCGGGCCGACGCGGTGACCGCCGTCGTCGACCCCGACGGCGCCACGGTCACCCCGGTCTCGGCCGACCCGTACACCGGCGTCGTCGAGGTGCCGGTCCCCCGCCGCGGCACCTGGCGGGTCACCGTCAGCTTCGGCTCCGCGGTGGCCAGCCTGGAGCTGGCCGCGCTGATCATCGCCGCGCACCTGTACGGCACCCAGCGCGTGCCCGCCGCCAGCCGAGGCGGCCCGATGAACGGCCAGGCCGCGGTGCCGTCGGGCTTCGCGATCCCAAACCGGGCTGACGCGCTGATGGCTCCCTACCGGCTGCCGGGCATCGCGTGACCTCGCCGGCGGCGATGGCCGACCCGGTGGTGGCGGCGATCGTCGCCGCGGCCGCCGCGGTGATGACCGGGCCGCTGGCCGACGTCGTCGTCCTGGACTCGATCGACGCGCGGCAGGCGTTCGCGCAGCGCTCGCTGACCGTGGGCGGCGGCTTCGACGAAGAGGGCGGGATCACCGGCTTCGACGCGGTGCTCTCCCTGGCCGCCGAGCGGGGCGGCGGCCGCCGGGTCGTGGAGACGACGTCGGTGTCCTGCGTGGCCTACGCCGGCGGGGGAGACGACGACCTGCCCGGCTACCGGGCTGCGGTCGGCGACATCCTCACCGCGCTGCGCGCGGCCCTGCGCCGGCTGCCCGACGTCGGCGGCGCCCCGGCCCGCGCCCAGCTGGGCGACCAGAGCTGGCTGCAGCTGCGCAACGAGGCCGGCGACGGCGTCATCGTCAGCTTCACCGTGCTGGTCACCACCCTGCCGTGAGGAGGCCTCGATGACCGTGCCCCTCGGCTCTTCGACCGGCCTCGGTTCGGCGCAGATGGCCAAGCTGGCCCGGGACATGCACCGCATGGGCCCGGCCGGCCGCCGGGCGCTGCGCCGGCGGATGAAGGAGCTGTCCGGGCCGCTGCTGGCCGACGCCCGAGCCCGCGCCTCCTGGTCCACCCGGATCCCCGGCGCGCTGTCGGTGCGCCCGATCGTCCGGGACGACCGGATCGGCGTGCAGCTGCGCGCCTCGGCCGCCAAGGCGCCGCACGCCCGCCCCTACGAGGGCATGGTGCAGCCCGACGCCTTCCGGCACCCGCTGTTCGGCGACCGCGACTCCTGGTGGACGCAGAAGACCCGGCCCTTCGCCGTCCCCGCCGCCCTGGCCAAGGCCGAGGACACCCGCCGGGCCGTGCTCGGCGCCTACGAGGACGCCGCCCGCGAGGCCGGCTTCCGCTGACCCCGGCAACCGCTCACTTCTGAGTGGTCGCCCCCTGATCCCCCGGTCGCCGTCGGCGCCGGCGCACCCCCACCCAGACCGGGGACCTCCCCGGCATGAGCACGGAGGACCACATGCCCAACATCGCCGACGCCAGCGCGTTCTTCCAGCCCACGGTCTCCCAGATCGTCTACATCAAGAACCTCGCGGCCGCCGCCACGACCATGGTGCCGACCGCCGCCGAGATCAACGGCGGCCTGAAGCTCATGAACGAGCTGTACGACGTCTCCGGGTTCACCGGCGAGACGACGTGGATCCAGCGTCGCAAGGGCGGCACCCGGACCCGCACCCAGATGGCCGGCGTCTACACCTTCGCCGGGTCCTCGATCACCTTCACGATGGACCGGCAGGGCAACGACGCCGCGGCCGAGTTCGCCGTCGACCCCGAGGCCGCCGAGCCCGTCGAGGGCTTCCTGTTCTGCGCCTGGCGGGGGCTGGTCACCGGCCGCCCCGCCGAGACGTTCAAGGTCGAGGTGGCCCCGGAGCAGAACGTGCACTCCATGGACGGCTCGGACTACCCCCGGGTCACCATCCCCTTCGGCATCCAGAAGGCGAAGAAGGTCCTCGTCCCGGCCCTGGTCTGAGCCGGCCCTGACCTGATCCCGCCCGAGTAGCTGAGGAGGACCCCCGTGGCTGACACGGCGAAGAGCACCCAGAAGAAGTCCGAGACCGACAAGTCCGAGCTCGTCACCCAGGTGATGCAGCGCTTCGACATCCCGTCCTACGAGGCGTGGGACATGACCGAGGCTGAGCTCACCAAGAAGCTGGAGGGCTGAGGCGATGCCTCGCACGCAGATCACCGCCCAGGCCGTCACCTCGGCCGGGCTGGCCCCGGCCACCGAGCCGGCCAACGTCGACGGCAACAGCTACCGCCTGTATCCGGGGCGGGCGCTGCGGATCCGGAACACCCACACCGCGGCGCAGAACGTCAGCCTGGTCACGCCGGGCACCGCCGACGGGCTGGCGATCGGTGACCGCGCGGTGGCCATCCCGGCGACCACCGGGGACGTCACCATCGGGCTGGGCCGGGGCGATGCCTACCGGCAGGCCGACGGCCAGGTGCACGTCGACTACCCCGGCGGCGTCACCGGGCTGTCCGTCGCGGTCATCGACGTCCCGTGAGCCTGCGGGACCGGATCGCGGCGAAGACCCGGCGGACGGCGTCCTTCCCCCTGCAGGTGGGGGATGCCGCCGCCGCGGCCGCGGAGGTGGGCGTCCGCCGGGCCGCGCTCGAGCTGCACCAGAACCGGGTGCAACAGCGCGTGACCGAGCAGGGCGGCCAGCAGACCGACGAGGAGCAGAAGCGCACGATCGTCCTGCGCGGCGCCCTCGAGGAGGCCAAGGACCGGCACGCCGACACCGTCGTCATGGTGCAGCTGCAGGCGCTCCCGGACGACGAGTGGGACGCCATCCTGGGCGACGCCCCCGAGGACGAGAACGGCGACATCGACCTGGACGACGTCCGGGGCGCCCTGCTGGCCGCGTCCTGCGTCGACGAGACGCTGCGCGACCAGGCGTGGTGGGAGTCCCAGCTGGCCCGCCCCGAGTTCTCCAAGGGCGACAAGATCGCCATCACCAACACCCTGCTGCAGCTGAACCTCAACACCCCGGACGGGCGCTCGGGAAAAGGCTGAGGCGCGACCCCGCCCACGCGGCCCGCATGGCCTACTGCGGGCCGCGGGGGATCGCGCTCGACGACTTCCTGCAGTGGCCCCGCCGCTCGCAGAACGCCGCCCTGGAGTGGCAGGCCCACGAGGGCCGGCGGTGCCGCGGCTGCGGCACCCACCCCGACGACTGGGCCGACAACCAGCACGCCCACCACGCGCACCTCTCTGAGCAGTGCCCCGGCTGCCTGCACAGCGCCCGCCTGAACGAAGCGGCCACCGACCACGGCAAGACGCCGCTGGACCCGGGCGTGCACGTGCTGCTCCCCCACGGCCCCGCCAAGGACTGCCGGCGGTGCAACCCGACCTGACCTTGAGGGGGGTGCGCCGTGGCCCTCTCCAAGGACGTCGTGATCCGCCTGCTCGGCGACGCGAGCTCAGCCGAGAAGGCGATCAAGTCCGCCGCCGACGCCGCCGAGGTGTCGGTCACCGCCTACCGGAAGGCCGAGCGGGAGCAGGCCAAGCAGGCCGCGGCCGCGGAGAAGGCCGCCCGCCAGCAGGCCGAGTCCATGGCCTCGGTCGGCCGCGGCGCCACCCTGTTCGGCGTCGTCGTCGCAGCCGGCCTGGCCGCCTCCACCAAGGCCGCCGTCGACTGGGAGTCCGCCTGGGCCGGGGTCCAGAAGACCGTCAACGGCACCCCCGCGGAGATGCAGGAGCTCGAGGACTCCCTTCGGGACCTCGCCACGCAGCTGCCGGCCACCCACGAGGAGATCGCCGCCGTCGCGGAGGCCGCCGGCCAGCTGGGCATCGCCCGCGGCGACATCGTCGAGTTCACCAAGGTCGCGATCGCCATGGGCGTCTCGACCAACCTGTCCAGCGAGGACGCCGCCACCGGCCTGGCCCGGCTGTCCAACATCATGGGCACGTCGGCCTCCGACGTGGACCGCCTCGGCTCGGTGCTCGTGGGCCTGGGCAACGCCGGCGCCTCGACCGAGGGCGAGATCCTGGCCATGGGCCTGCGGATCGCCGCGGCCGGCCGGCAGGCCCAGATGACCGAGGGCGACGTCCTCGGCATCGCCAACGCCATGTCCTCCCTCGGCATCGAGGCCGAGGCCGGCGGCACCGCGATCTCCACGGTCATCAAGAAGATCCAGAACGCCGTCCTGGACGGCTCCGAGGACCTGGAGACCTACGCCCGCCTGGCCGGCATGAGCGGCGACGAGTTCGCCCGCGCCTGGGGCGAGGACGCCTCCGGCGCGCTGGTCAAGGTCGTCGACGGGCTCGGGAAGATGGGCGCGGCCGGCGGCAACGTCAACACCGTGCTGGCCGACCTCGGCATGAAGGACGTCCGGGTCGCGGACACCATGCTGCGGCTGTCGGGGAACTCCAAGCTGCTCGCCGACTCCCTGAACACCGGGAACAAGGCCTGGGCGGAGAACAACGCCCTGATGAACGAGGCCAACCAGCGGTACGCCACCACCGCCTCGAAGCTGCAGATCGCCCGGAACACCCTCAACGACGCCGCGATCACCATCGGCGACACCCTGCTGCCGGTGCTGGCCAGCGGCACCGACGTCGTCGCCGACCTCGCCCGCGGGTTCGGTGAGCTCCCGGGCTGGATGCAGTCCTCGGTCGCGGTGCTCGGCGCGGTGGCCGCCGGCGTCGCGCTGGTCGGTGGGGGAGCGGCGATCGCCACCCCGAAGCTGATGGCGTTCCGCGCTCGAGATGGCCGCGATGGCGGCCACCGGTGGGGGAGCGGCGTCGGCGGTCGGCCGGTTCGGCATGTTCCTGACCGGCCCGTGGGGTGCCGCGATCGGTGTGGCCACCCTCGCCCTGGGTGGCCTGGTCGGCATGCTCGGCAACTCCGCGCAGGCCAGCGAGTCCGCGAAGAGCTACCAGCAGCAGCTGGCCGGGGCGCTGAAGGAGTCCAAGGGCGCGATCGACGACACCGTCCGGGCGCTGGCTGCGCAGAAGGCGGTCGACGAGAAGCTCGGCGACTCCAGCCTGCTCGAGGTGGCTCAGGACCTCGGGGTCTCATTGCCTCGGGTCACCGACGCCCTGCTGGGCATCAAGGGCGGCTACGAGGAGGCCATCGCCGGCGCTGACGCCTACGCCCAGGCCGCCCTGGACGCCGCCAGCGGGAACACCGAGGACCTCGGGTTCCAGGCCGCGCTGGAGAAGTCCCAGGCCTTCAAGGCCGCCTTGGCCGACCTCGCGCCGTCCGTGGGCGCCGCGGTGGCGGAGAACGAGCGCCTGGCCGCCGCGCAGGCCGAGTCCGGGGACGCGGCCGCCGGCAGCACCCCGAAGGTCGCCGGCGCCGCGGAGGCGACCGAGGACCTGGCCGAGAGCGGGGAGGACGCGGTCGACGCCGCGGAGAACCTCGCCAAGGCCCTCGACGCCCTGAATGGGCCGGCGCTCAACGTCCGGGACGCCACCCGCGGCTACCAGGCGGCCCTCGACGGGGTCGCCGCCGCGCTGGCGGAGAACGGCCGGAACCTCGACATCAACACCGAGGCCGGCCGGAACAACGCCGAGGCCCTGGACGGCGTCGCCACCTCGGCGCTCGAGCAGGCCGAGGCGATCTACAACTCCACCGGCAGCTACGACGCCTTCCGCACCAGCCTGGAGGAGGCCCGTGGGTCGCTGTTCGACCAGGCCACCGCGTTCGGGATGACCGACGAGGAGGCCCGGAAGTACGTCGACACCGTGCTGCAGATCCCCGACGAGGCGGCCACCGGGCTGGAGCTGCAGAACTACGACCGGACCCGCGACCAGCTGATCGACGTCTTCAACCGGGTCCGGAACATCCCGCCCGGCAAGACGGTGAACATGCAGGCCCTGACCGTCGAGGCCACCGAACAGTTGCGGCAGCTGGGCATCAAGGTCCAGTCGATGCCCGACGGCACGGTCAACGTGTCCGCGGACACCGCGGCCGCGGTCCGGGACCTCGACGCCTTCCTGAGCCGGCCGGCGACGAAGACGGTGAAGATCATCACCGACTCCTCCGGCGCCTCGATCGGCGCGGACTTCGCCAACGGCCTCCGCGCGCGCGCCTCCGGTGGCCCGGTGTGGCCCGGCGAGCCGTTCCTGGTGGGGGAGAAGGGCCCGGAGATCGTCACGTTCCCCGCGAACGGGCACGTCACCCCGGCCGACCAGACCGCCCGGATCCTCGGGTCGATGCGGCAGCCGGCGGCCGCGGTGGCCCCCCCGATGCCGGTGGGTGCCGGCAGCTACGGCGGCGGGTCGGTCAGCACCAGCTACGCCCGCACGTACGCCCCGCAGATCACCATCGCCAGCTCCCGCCCGCTGACCGCCCGGCAGGTCCTCGACGCCGCCCGCGACGACGAGTACCTGCACGGGCCGCGATGAGAGGGGGTCGGCGTGGCTGAGCTGTTCATGTGGACCCCGGCCGACGGGTCGCCGCCCATCGACCTCACCGACGAGGGCGCCGGCTACTCGGTGGAGGCCGAGGGCACCCGCGGCCTGCGGTCGGTGACCTACGCCTTCACCGCCACCTCCTACGCCGGCATCGACGGCGAGGAGGTGCAGGCCATCCGCGCCGAGGCGAACCGGCCCTCGCTGGGGATGCTCGTGCGGGCAGGCAGCGAGTCCGAGTTCCGTGCCCGCTGCCGGCGGCTGGTCCACGACATGCGGCCGAAGGCCGGCGAGGGGACGTTGACCGTCACCACCGAGGACGGCGAGTCCCGGCGGCTGCGCTGCTACGTCGAGAGCGGGCTGGAAGGCGACCAGGCCGACGACACCGAGATGCCCGGCCGCTGGTGGAAGTTCGTGGTCAAGCTCTACGCCCCGAAGCCGTGGTGGCTCGGTGACCCCGTGCCGGTCGACTTCGGGCTGGCCGCCCCCACCAACTTCTTCCCCATGGCCGCGGTCGTCCTGTCCCCGTCCACGATCCAGGGCGAGACCACCCTGGACCTGTCGGACTCGGACGCGCCCAGCTACCCGATCTGGACGGTCACCGGCCCCGGCGACGCCCTGGTCCTGACCAACACCACGACCGGCCACCGCATCGAGGTCGACGCCGCCATCGGCGACGGCCAGACGGTGATCATCGACACCCGCCCCGGGCACCAGTCGGTGCGCTCGGGGACCGGGGCCAACCTGATGGGCTCCCTGGCCAGCGACCCGGCGCTGTGGCCCCTGGTGGAAGGGGTCAACGAGGTGTCCGCGCTGCTCACCAACGCCACCGGCAACTCCCGGATCGCCGCGGTCTACGAGCCCCGCTACGCAGGGATCTGACGTGCCCGAGTGGTCGATGTTCGCCCGCGACCCGGGCTACCAGCTCAACGGTGGGCTGCCGATCGCCTCGGCCCGCGGCGTGGTCCGGCACCTGGGCGTGGACACCGCGATCGTCGAGACGCCGATGACCGAGGACGCGGCCGGGCGGCTCGCCCCCGGCTGCGGAGTCGTCCTGCGGCGGGGCGCGCGGCAGGAGTTCTCCGGCCTGATCTCCGGCGATCTCGCCATCTCCTTCGACAGCGACGGCCGCCCGCTGATCAAGGCGCAGCTGGTCGGGGACAACGTCCACCTGGACGACCGCCTCGCCTTCCCCGATCCCGCCCGCGCCGGGGACGCCCAGACCACCGCCGACTACTGGACGTCGACGTCGGCGGCGTCCACCGCGATGCAGCTGCTCATCGCCCAGCAGCTGGGCCCGGCGGCCCGCGCCGAGCGGCGGGTGCCGACCCTGCACATGGGCGAGGACGCCGGCATCGGCGCCGTCCGGACGTGGCGGGCCCAGTTCGAGTCGGTGCTGGAGGCCTGCGCCCGCTTCTCCGCCCTGTCCGGGGCCAACCCGGGCATCCGGATGACGCACACTCCCGACGGCCTGCGCTGCGACATCTACGCCCCCCGGGACATGGCCGGCCAGGTCCGGTTCTCCGCCGACCTGTCCAACCTGCAGGGCTTCGACTACACCCAGACCACCCCGACCTGCACCTACGCACTCGTCGCCGGACAGGGCGACCTCCGTCAGCGGATCCGGCGGGCGGCCACGTCCACCGACCCCCTGGACGTGCGCTGGGGCCGCCGGATCGAGCGGTACATCGACCGGCGCGACGAGGCCGACACCGCCGAGCTCGCCCAGGCCGCGACCGACGCCATCACCGAGGGCGCCGGGCAGGTCAGCCTCACCTGCACCCTCACCGACTCCCAGGCGGCCATCTACGGCCGCGACTGGGGGCTGGGGGACCGCATCACCGTCCACGTCGGCCCGGCCGGCCAGACCACGGCCGCGACCGTCGCCGACGTCGTCCGCGAGATCGCCTTCGAGGTCGACAGCACCGGCGCGGAGACCCTGCGGCCGGCCATCGGCGGGACCGACGCCGCCACCCAGTTGCCCACCCCCACCCAGAAGACGCTGGCCGCCGTCGGCCGCCGTCTCCAAGGACTCATCACCAGGAAGTGAGGCCCCAGTGCCCGACCTCGCCGGCCCGTTCGACACCAAGCCGTGGACCACGTCCCAGTGGTACCGGGACGCCTACGCCCGAGCCGGATCCGGGGTCTGCGGCTCCGGTGGCGTCGCCGCCTCCGCCGGCGACCTGGCGCTCACGGTCAACGGCCTGACCGTCTCCGTCGGCCTGGGGCGGGCGCACGTCCGCGGCGCCGGCTACGAGCGCACCGGCACGCCCTGGTCGGACGCCGTGGCCGCCAACACCAACACCACCCTGGCCCGCCGGGACCGGATCGTGCTGCGCCGGGACCTCGCCGCGCAGACCGTCACGCCGCTGCGGCTGCAGGGCATCCCGGCCGCGTCCCCGCTCGCGCCGCCCCTGGTCGAGGACGACAACGGCGTCTTCGACGAGCCGCTGTTCTCCTTCACCGTGCCGGCCAACAGCGGCACGGTGCTGACCGGCATCACCGACGAGCGCCGCTGGCTGGACCCCGCCGGTGACCGGCGGGCCTCGACCAAGGTGCTGTCCGCGTCCGGGCTGGTGCCGGCCAACACCGACGGCAAGGTCGACCTCTGGAACGCCACGGCGCAGCACGACACCGCCGGCGCGTGGGACGGGGTCAACAAGCGGCTGGTCATCCCCTGGGCCGGGTTCTGGCGGGTGAAGGCCAAGGTCCACCTGACCGGCGGCGCCACCGGTGCCCAGCTGCACGTGCGGTTCGCCAAGGTCATCACCAGCCCGCCGACCCAGGTCTACGCCAACGACTGCGCGGTGTTCCCCAACCCCTACGTCGACCTCGAGATCGAGGAGAGCTTCGCTGCCGGCGACGTGGTCCTGACCCAGTTCTGGACCCCGAACACGGGGATCACCTGGTCGGCCAGCCTGTACGGCGCGGCCACCTACCTGTACCTCGAGTACCTGCGCCCGCGTCCGTGACCTGCCCGCTGCCCGAGGTGCTGAACCCGGATCCGGTCTGGCAGCTGTCGCTCCCGCTGCTGCTGGCCGCCGGCGATCCACCCCGGCCGGCGCCGCCACCGCGACCGCTGCTGGTGGCCTACGGCGACAGCTTCACCGCCTGGCCGTCCGGCGCCGGCCGGTACGGCTGGCTGCAGCTGGTCGCCGAGCACTGCGGCATGACCCCGGTCAACATGGCCGTGTCCGGCGCTGGCTACGTCCGCGTCGCCGGGTCGACGTTCCCCTTCGCCGCGACGGTCCACCCGGTGCCCGACGCCGCGGTGGTCGTCGTCATGGGCTCCCAGAACGACCGCCACGAGGATCCGGCCGCGGTCCGGCTGGCCGCGATCGTCACCCTCGAGGCGATCGCCCGGGCTGCGCCGGCCGCCCGGGTCCTCGTGGTCGGCGGGCACCCGTTCCCGGCCCCGCCCTCGGCGAACGCCCTCGCCGTGCAGGACGCGCTCCGCGACGTCTGTCGGGCCCGCGGACTGCCGTTCCTCGACCCGATCGGCGAGCGCTGGCTGACCGCCGTCCCCGGGCTGGTCGGCCCCGACGGCGAACACCCCAACGCCGACGGGCAGGCCGTCATCGCCGCCCGGGTCGCCCCCGCCGTCGCCGCGCTGCTCGCCGAGCTCGCCGAGGCCACGACCACCTGATCCATCCACCTGACACCCGGACGCCGCCGCGGCGCCCGGGTGCCCACCCATGCCCTGAGGAGCCTCGTGCAGACGTCGTACAACGGCTGGACCGCCAGCCCGAACCCCGCCGACTTCGGCGGCCTGACCCCGCTGGTGATCCGCGGGGAGTCCTTCGCCCCCGGCGTCCGCTCCGGCGACGTCCACGCCCTCTTCCAGGCGTTCTGGACCGACTTCGACGCCGAGGTCGAGCCGCTGATCGCCGCGGGCTGGCACGCCGCCGACGACTGGGGCTTCAACTTCCGGCTGAACCGGAACGCGAACAACCTCTCGACGCACGGCTCGGGCACCGGGACCGACGGCAACGCCACCCGGCACCCCAACGGCAAGCGCGGCACCTTCACCGCCGCGCAGGCGGCCAAGATCCGCTGGCTGTGCAAGGTGAAGTACCGCGGCCTGCTGCGCTGGGGCGGGGACTTCACCGGCACCCCCGACGAGATGCACGTCGAGGTCATCGGCACCCCCGGCCAGGTCGCCGCGCTGGTCGCCGAACTGCGCGGCCGGCCCGCCCCCGCCCCGGCCAACGTGCCGGCGCCCGACCCCGGCCCGCAGCCGTGGCTGATGCTCCCCGCCGTCCGCTCCCGGCCCGAGAGCTTCCAGCGCTGGTACAACGCCCACCCGTTCCAGCCCGCGCTGCTGCCGGTCATCCGCCCGGTGGCCAACAACTTCGGGCCCCAGTCGGAGGCCGCGCTGCGCAAGGTCCAGGCCCGCTACGGCCTGGTCGCCGACGGCATCGACGGGCCGCTGACCAAGCGCGTCCTGTGGGACCTGGGGTGGCGCGGATGACCGGCGCCCAGACCCCCGGCCCGGTGACGTGATGCCCGTGCCCACGCCCAGGACGGAGGTCGGCATGAGCGACGGCGTCCTCGGCATGGTCGTCGGGAGCCTCCAGCGCCTGGAGGACTCCCTCGGCCGGCTGTCGGCCGACATGCGTGTGGAGCTGAGCAAGTTGCCCGAGCAGTACCTGCACCGCCGCGAGGCCGACCGCCGCTTCGACGAGCTGCTCGTCGACATCGGCGCCGAGCGCGCCTCCCGGGAGCGCGACATCGAGAAGGCCACCGGCCAGGTCAAGGACCTGGAGAAGCGGCTCGTCGAGGGCCGCCGCTGGTTCGTCGGCCTCGCCTGCGGCACCGGCCTGTCCGCCATCGGCGTGGTGCTCGGCATCGCCAACCACTTCTCCTGATAGGAGGCACCACGTGGACCCCCAGCCCGGCACGCCCGGACCACGACCCCAGCCAGTGCTCCGCGCCGCCCAGGTGTCCGCGGTCGCCACCTGGGCGACCGCGCTGCTCGTGGGCTACCTCGCCCGCCGCGGACTGCTCGTCCCCGAGGAGCTCGAAGGGCCGATCGCCGACCTCATCGCGGTCGGCATCGTCGCCGCCGTCGGCGCACTGGGCGCGCTGTGGGCAGCGATCCGCGCCCGCGCCAAGGTCACCCCGCTGGAGAAGCCCCAGCAGGCCGACGGCACGCCCCTGCGGCCACGCCCGCCGGTGCCACCACCGGCGACCCGGCCCGATCACCCACGGCCACGGCCGTGGCCGGGTGCCCCCGGCGACGGCGGGATCATCAGGACGCCGTACCCCCCGCAGCTGCAGAACGACGACACCGACGTCCTCCCCGTCGTCGACGTCGCCGCGCTGCGCCGCGAGTACCGCCTCGACTGACCCTGGCCCCGCGGCCGCCCGACACCCGGGCGGCCGCGGGGCCCGTTCGGCGTTCCGGGAGGCGGGGGAGGGGAGCGGTTCGAGTCCAGGACCGGCCGTCGGATGCCGACGCTAGGGTCGTGGTGATGTCCGAACAGCTGTCCCGCGCCGTCGCTGCGGAGGTCCGGCGACTTCTCGAGGAGCGGGGCATGAGTGGCCGGGCGCTGGCCCGAGCGACGGGCATCGACCAGGGCAGCATCAGTCGCAAGCTCAAGGGCGAGACGTCCCTCGACCTGGACGACGTGCAGGCCATCGCCGCCGCTCTCGACGTCAGGGCCGTCGATCTGCTGACGTGGGCGGAGCGGTAACCCTTTCGAGGGATGATGCGATTTCACATCAAGGTGAGAGGCGAACCTGCCGACATCTTGAGCATGAGCACACTGACCCTGGTCGCCCGGCCGGCCGCGCCGCGGATCAACGCCGCGATGCTGCAGGCCGCGCTCGTCACCCGCAGCGCCGTCATCGTCCAGGAGGACTCCGGCGCCACCTACGCCGTCGAGCGCCTCACCGCCGCCCAGCTCGACGACCCCAACATCGTCGTCCTGCTCGACCACGACCAGGCCGCGGGGTTCCTCCGCGACGCCATGCAGAAGCCCGGAGTGGCGGCGCGCCTGGCCACCGAGTACCTGCGCACGCTGTACGTGCGCGGCTTCCTCGCCCCTGCTGAGGTGGCGGCATGAGCGCCCTCCCGCAGCCGGCCGTCATCACCGGCGAGCAGCCCGCGTCGCTGGCCCGCTTCCGCGCCGAGCGGCGAGCGGAGGCGATCCGCTCCGACCTCAAGGGCGCGGCCGCGATGCTGCGCGAGGCCCGCGACGAGGAGGACTGGCGCGAGTTCGGCCACGCCAGCCACGGCGCGTACGTGCTCGCCCGCTTCGGCGACGTCCTCGAGGACCTCAAGCTGGCCACCGAGGACCGGGACGCGGTCGTCGACGCCATGCGCACCGACGGGGCCAGCTGGTCGAAGATCCAGCGCCGGCTGGGGATCTCGGCCGGCACTGTGCGGAACATCCTGGAGCGCGTCGGCGACCACGCGCCCGAGAAGATCGTCGGCGACGACGGCCGGACCCGGTCCGCCCGCACCCGAGTTGATGGGGGTGACGGAACCCCGGCCGGGTCGGTGGCCACCACCGTCACGGTCGCAGACCGGACCGTGCAGCTCGTCGCCGCCGCGGGCCCCCGTGGGCTGACGGTGAAGGAGCTGTGCCGCAAGGCCCGGGTGCACCACGGCCAGGCCTCCGGCGCGCTCTCCCGGGTGCACCGGCAGGGCCGCGTCGCCCGGTCGACCACCTTCCGGGACGGCTGCGCCGCCTACGTCGTCGAGTCGACGTCGTGACGACCCCGAACTGTCACCCCCACCCCCTACGGTGAGGACGTCGTCAGAGGCGGCGGCAACCGCACCACCCTGAGCGCCCCACCCACGGTCCCCCCGAGACCGTGGGCGGGGCGCTCTTCGTCGTCCGGTCAGTCGACGCGCCTCAGTAGCCCAGCCACGCCAGCACGGCCGTCGGCGTCGCCTCGATCGGCTCCCAGACCGCGCCGGCGACGTAGTCACCGCTCACCGGGTGCCGGTAGGTGAACCGGGCCAGCGCGATCAGCTGGCCGTCCTCGACGGCCGCCGGCGTCCCGTGCGCCTCGATCAACCGCACCAGCTCGCTCACGGCGCCGTCGCCTGCTCGAGGTCCTCGACGTCGTCGAGGCCCTGGCTCCACGGCGCCAGGAGACCGAGTGACTCCCCGATGCCTTCCAGCGACAGCAGCAGCGCCGGCAGCCCGACCACCGCCGCGGACACCGAGACCACCACCTCGAACAGCATCCCGGCGTCCGCCGCGCCCGCCCACCAGTAGGCCACCGCCACCGCCACCAGGTAGATCGCGAGCCGCAACAGGTGCCGGCTCACGACGCCGCTCCCGCGGGCACCGGCGCAGGCGCCAGCCGCAGCGGCGGACGGTAGGCCTCCGCGAGGCGAGCGATGTGCTCGTCGTCGACCCAGGCCAGTCGCGCCCGCACCGGCTCCGGGATGCCGTCGACCACGACGTAGCCGACGCCGGGTGTACCGGGGTCGATCTTGTCCGTCAACGCTCCGCGCGCCCGGGCGCCCCGACCGAGCAGCATGTCCGCCGCCTCGTCCTCGGCGGCCCGCAGCGCCACCCGCACCGGGAACAGATCACGGAGGCCGACGGTCTCCTTGCGAACGTCCTGGGTGGCCGCGACGACGACAATGCCCACCGCGCGGCCCTGGGCCAGCAGCAGCGCCAGCGCGTCCGCGATCCGCTTGCGCAACCTCGGGTCGTTGACGTACGCCGTCACCGACGCCAGCTCGTCGACGACGAGGACCAGGAGCGCGCCCCGCCCCTGCCTCGGGACGAACTTCCGCGTCCGTCCGCGCATCCACTCCGCCCGGGCCCGCATCCCCGCGACGGCCTCCTCGAGGAGCTTGGCCACCTCCTCCGGGCCGCCGTGGCAGAACCGCTCGAACAGCGGCTCGCCCGCGGCCAGCTCTACCCCGCCCTTGGGGTCGATGGCCCAGACCTTGACGTGTCCGTCGCGGATCGCCGGGGCGATGCCGCACAGCAGGGACCAGATGACCGAGCCCTTGCCGGATCCGGTCTCCCCGCCCACCAGGAGGTGCGAGTAGAGGAGGGGCAGTGTCAGTGTGCCGCCATCCTCGCGCCGGCCCACCGGCACGGCCTCGAGGTCGACGACGTCCACCGGTGCCGGCACGGGCACCACCGCCCGCAACGGATCTCCCCGCAACGCCCACAGCTCCACCTCGTGCACCCGTCCGCGCACCGACCGGACGCGCAACTCGCGCACACCGAACGTCTGCGCCAACCGCGGGGCGGCCTTGGACCAGTCCTCGACGACCTGGTTGGGCAGCATCCGCACCCGCACCACGTCGGCCTCGGGCTCGGCCGTGACGCCGACGAGGTGCGGCAGGTCGTCGCCGTCGGCGAGGCCCGCCTTGCTCGTCGCCTTCGCCCACCTTCGCCGGTAGACCGTCATCCGCCGCCAGCCGTTGCGTGCCGGCGCCAACCCGAGCCGCCCGGGCTGCCATCCGAGGAGCAGCGCGAACGCCGCGGCAAGCCCAGCCGCCAGCGTCACCACCGGCAGCGCCCACCGGCCCAGCGTCAGCGCCAGCCAGCAGATCACCAGGAGGCTCAGGGCGACGCCGAGACGCCGCGGGCGCCGACACGCCCACACCAGGCCCCGCCAGGCCCGCACGACGAGCCACAGCGCCGCCACCTGCCACAGCGACAGCCGATACGACGGCCCCGACAGCCGCAGCACCGCGCGCCGTGCGGGCGCGCGACCCGGGCTCACCGGCGTGCCGCCGGCGCCACCGGTCGCGAGCTGCCCCGGCGGGCCAGCAGCACCCACGGCGCGCTCGTGCTCAAGCTGCTCGGCGGGGCTCCGTTCGACGTCGGGACGCCCGCGGACGGGGCCCTGGTGCTCGACCCGGCTGGCGTCGCGGTCACCGCCGTGATCGCTGCAGCTGCCTCGCGCGCGCGTTCTGACACGTGAGTTACCCCCTCTACTACCGTAAACGGTAGTAGAGGGGAGACTAAGCAGTCAATCGCACGCGCGCGCCCGCGCGAGCGACCCCCGGCGCTGCCCAGCGCCGCCAGCCGGGTCGGGGCACCACGGCCACGTCGCCGGCTCTCCGGCGGCGGGCGGATTCCCGCCGGTCAGCGGCCCCCGACCGACACCGTGACGCCCCCGTCCCTGCCGTGCAGCCCGCGACCGCACCGCCACCCCACGCGGTAACCGCGGTCGCCGGCCGACGTCGTTACGCTGCCTCGGTGTCCGAGCAGCTGTCCCGCGCCGTCGCTGCGGAGATCCGCAGGCGCATGGACGCTCAGGACGTCACCGCCTACGCCATCTGGAAGGCGACCGGCATCCCTCAGACCACCCTGAGCCGGAAGCTGCGCGGCTTGGCCCCCTTCGACCTCGACGACGTGCAACAGATCTGCGGCGTCCTGCAGGTCGAGCCGGAGCAGCTCATCGCGGAGGCCCGGCGGCGCACCGGTATCGACTCCGCAGGCTGAGGCACGGGCGACGAGTGCCTGCCGGGGTCAGCCGAAGGTGGGGAGGCCGGCCAGCGCGGTGCGCTTGTCGTCCACGGTGATCAGCGTGTAGCGGGCGGTCGTGGCCGGTGAGCGGTGCCGCAGCAGCTCCTGGGTGACCCGGATGTCGCCGCCGGTGCTGCGGTAGATCGACGTGCCGAACGAGTGCCGGCCGCGGTGCATCGACCCGCCGACCCCGATGTGGGCGAGGGCGTGGAAGCCGCGGGTGCTGACCTGCCGGGCGGTCACCGGCTGCCCGTCGGTGCTGCGCCACAGCGGCCCCCGGCGGGGCATCTCGGCGAGCTCGACCATCACCAGCGGGTGCGCCGGCAGCAGGGCCTGGGCCGCCCCCTTGCCGGAGCGGATGAACAGCGTGCCGGCGTCGTGGTCGACGTCCTCACCGCGCAGGCCGGCGATCTCGCAGCACCGCAGCCCGGCGTAGGCGGCCAGGGTGAACCAGGCGTGGGCGGGCTGGGGGAGCTGCGCCAGGGCCTGCTCCACCTGCCTGTCGGTGAACGGCTTGGGCAGCGGTTGCGGCACCCGGATGGGACCGACGCACCCGGTCGGGTCCTCCGCCAGCAGCCCCGTCGCCGTCGCCCAGGTGTAGAAGCCGCGGACGTGGCCGAGGTAGGTCTGCCGGGTCTGGGCGCTCCACCGCGGCTCGGCCAGCCAGGTCAGCACGTCATCGGAGGTCGCGGCCAGGACGTCGCGGCCCAGCCACCGGGCCCACGCCTGCAGGGTGCGGCGCCGCGCCTCCCGGGTGGTGATCGCGCGTCCGACGACGAGCAGCCCCCGATCGTGCAGGTCCAGAAGCTCAACGAGCCCGCCCGCGATCGCACGTCCGCCCCTGCCTACCCCCGTGGACTCCACGAGCTGTGAGTAACCGGGGAGGACAGGAGCGGCAGTGGGGCGCCCACCATCAGGTGACCCCTCCGCCGGGATCACGTCCGAACGGGGGAGGGGACGGCGGTGACGGTGCACCGTGCGTGCGCGCGGCGGCAGGCCAACCGACGCAGCACGCACAGCGCGGTCGGGCCCTCGGCGACCAGGTCCTCGTCGACGCCGGCGACGCGGCCGGCCACCCACACCAGCCCACCGTGCCGGTGCTGCTCGAGCACACCCACCCGGACCAGCCCACACCACACCGACCAGACCTCGGCGCCGGCGGCGTCCGGCTCCGGGACGGCGTCCAGCTCGTCGGCGTGCATCTCACAGGCGGCGCTCATGACGCCTGCCCATCGAGCAGCTGGCGAGCCTCCTGCAGCCGGTGGAACAGGGACACCTCGCCGCCGTTGTCCGGGTGAAGCCGTCGGGCAGCGACCCGGTAGGCCGTCGTTCGGCCGGCCCGCCACTGGGTAAGAACCTCGTCGGCGGTGACGTCGACCGCGTGCTCGGCGATGAACCGGGCCGCACCCTCGACAGTCATGGCGACCGGCATCGCGATCTCTTCGCCGCCGGCCGGCGGCAGCGCCTTCCAGCCGGCGTACTGCTCGCCGCGGCGGGTGATGCCGTACCTGTCGACGCGGCGCAGGGAGTCCAGCCCGAGGGCGATCGCGCGCACGTTGTGCTGCCAGTCGTGCTGGGCGCCCTTGCGCTGGAAGGACGGGCGGACGAACCGGTCGGTGGCGTACTGCAGCGGCCCGTGCCGGGAGTCGAAGGCGATCCGGACGGCGGGGGAGGCGGCCTTGGCGTCGGCGCGCAGCATCCCGTCGGCCCGGATCGCGCGCTCGGCGACGTCGACCTCAATGACGACGTGCTCGGCGTCGAGGAACCACAGCTCCCTCTCCAGCAGCTGCAGGGTGTCCGACCAGGTCGAGGTGAACTGGCTGTTCTCGTGCTCGCCGGTGAACGGCGTCCGGTCGCTGATCGGCCGGACGTTGTACCAACCGGCCAT